CTATATCGCGATTGTCGTCCAATCCTTCCCACGGTCATCATGATAGCCATCAGTCTGCTGCTGGGACCTATGTCCAAGAAGCTCTTTCGTGTTCACACCCTGCGCTTTATATAACCTTTCCGCTAAAGAACGCTGCTCGTGAAAAGTAGACGGCGTCTTGCCTTCTTCCAGTGGTATCTCTGCTTTGTCACGGGCCTTGCTGAAATTTGTGGTCAGCGTATTGGATCTAACCTGCGAGCCTCGTTCTGCTTGAGAGGTGGCTCTGAAAAAATGAACCAGATAAGGGCTGACGGCATAATCCCTGCAACGAGAAATTATATCCCGCAAACTCCAGTTTATTGCGTTGAGGCGAAGCGAGAGAGGGATAGCAATTTTGCTCCCTGTCTTTTCCTGAAGTACGTGAAGGTGATCATCCCAGACATCGCTAAACTTCATATTGGAAATATCACCGAGGCGCTGGCCCGTCACCAATGCCAACAGCATTGCATTCCCCATATATTGATGGGTGCTGTCTGCAATATCGAAAATCCTCTGCCATTCCTCCAGGCTAAGGCGCTGGCGGGTGATTTTTCGGCGGGGTTTTTTGGTCGCTGAGGCAGGATCGTAACCCGGAGGAACCTCACCCGCATGCTGCGCTTCTTTAAAAATATCAACCAACACTGTCCGAACTACTTGGGCCATTCGCGGCTGGCCGGCTGTGACGTACTCATCAAGCAATTGGGCGATATCGCGGACATCCACTGATGGCAGCAACTTCATTCCGACACGCTCTCGCAACAACGAAACCGGCTTGCTTTTCTGTTTGAACGTGTTCAGCTTGATATCGCCCGTCGCCAGACGCTCTTCCTGAATTTTCCAGTATCGGTCGAGCCATGTTGATACCGTGATCGCTTTACCTTTGCTGGTGGCGATCCTGTCGCTGATCGCCAGAATTTGCCTGGTCCTCTGTTCTGCCAAGCGCTCGTTTGCTTCCATAGCGATCGCTACAGCTTCGGCCTCATCAGTTCCTAACGCATGGAATTTGCCGGTGATAGGATGCTTATAACGCCAGTAAACCTTATTCACCTTCCTGCTGTAGAGGGGGTAAAGGTTCGGAACAGATACATTGTTTTTACGTGGTCTGGCAGCCATCGTTCAAAATCCTTTGCAGCAATATGGAGTCGTTTTTCTTAACTACCGGCGCGGTCAATTCACCTACCAGTTCAGCATCTTCACGAACACGCCATAAGCGGCCCTGCTTCATAGCTGGTGGAGAGAACTGATTCTGCTTCGCATATCGTCGAAGTGTCGACACGCTTGGAGGGTTGCTTCTGTATTTTTCAGCGGCCCATTCTTTGAGAGTTAACATCTGGATCATATGCTTTACCTCATAATGGCCCAGAAACGGGCCATTGGCTGAAAAACTGAAATCAGATTACTGTCAGGTGCTGCCAGATAGCTGATACGTATTTAACCTGGTGGCGAGCGTCAGCCAGGGCATTGTGCTGATCGCCTTCAAAGGGGATGTCGTAGCGCGAGTTCAACCCAATAGCTTTTCCCAGTTCGACGACGGTACGCACATCCCGATAGTTCCAGTGCGGGATCGGGAATGGCGTGTCGGCCAGCTCGAAAGCTGCTTCCAGAAGTGAGCAATCGAAAGAGCTACCATTCCCCCAGAGCTGCACATTCTTCGAGCCATTAGCCGCGTTTTCAGCAATGAAGTCGAGGAATTGCTCCAACGCTTCCACCAGGCCGACCGTATCATCCACCACGATTGCAGATCGTGCTTCCGGCGATTGCTTCAACCACCAGAGGATGGTGCTGGCATCTGGCCTGGCCCCGAATGACATCGACGATTCCAAGCTAATCACCTGATAGTATTCAGCACCGGTTTTCCCGCTGGCCGGGTCAAAGAATACTGCCCCCACAGAAACGATCGGCGCGCCCGGTTTTTTACCCATTGTCTCGAGATCCACCATCATGTGCGTGAACATGGTTTCCGAGTTTGAGGTATCAGCCCCCAGCGTCTCCAGTTCCTCTTCCAGACCCGCCTCCATTCCCACATAAGTTGCATCGCCAACCGCGGCTCCACAGTCAGGGCAACCGCTGCCGCCTTCGGTACCACAACCAGTGCATATGGTTCCCGCTACGGCATTTGTTTGCGCAGCAGCTGCATCAGCGCTTTCGCCTGGTGGAACCGCGCCAATACTTTCTCCTTCCGCCGGGTCAGTCTCTTCCATCTGCACATCGCTGGTGGTCTCCTCATTAACCGGTGAACGGTCATCATTTTTTGGTTGTTTTTCGTTTATAAGGCCATCGATGGCGAATACGCCTCCGCCGAGGTTCGCGACCTGCGGCTGGCTGGCTAACGCTGCTTTTTCCGCTTCGATCTGCTCGTTAACTTCACTTTCCCAGCTCACTTCTGGGGTGTGGCGAGCTGCCGTCAGCATTTCCGCTGTAGGATTCTCGTGGTCGGTTTCGGTCAGGTTTGCGTTGATGTATCCAGCAAGGCGCCCAGGCTGCTTGTAGTGCTCAGGGTGCGCACTTCGTATCAGCGCAAAAATTGCAGCGCGGGAGTAATCCAGAATACCGGGCGTTGCGCGCAAAGCTTCAGACCATTCTTTAAACGGACTGTCATTCGCTGCGACGATAGCCTTTGCCTGGCGGAAAACATCACTTGGAATATCGTAAATATTGAAATCCGCTGACAGCGTTGCCAACGCAATCTCAGTATCGAGCCCGTCAAAGTCGGGTTTGTAGTTAGGGTTGCGATCAGTTTTTCCGCCGCCGCCCGGCTGTGCTGCCGGCACCTCAGGTTCAGCAACCGGCGCAGGCAGTGGCAGCAACTCAGTTGCAGCATTGAATTCAGCCGTCATCGTCTGGTTAACGAACTCCAGATGAGCAACCGGGTTCAGGTGGATTTTCTCCGGCGCGATGCGCACCAGGTTGAAGATGGCCGCGCGGTTCACTGCCAGAACGCCAGGCTGGTTGCGCAGGATTTTGCTCCACGACTTCCATGGTTCTTCTTTGTTCGCGACGATATCTTTGCCGCGGCGCGCGATGCTCCCCGGAATTTCCCGATGGTTGAAGTCCATCGGCAGCAGGGCGCAGGCGATCTCCAAATCGAGGGTGTCCAGGGTATGGTGTGCATCAGCGCCGCGATCAGTTACGTACCCACCATCGGCATTGGTCCCGGCGTCAGTTCGTTGCACGATGTTGATGCGGTTGCCAGCGGCCCATTCGCGCGTCAGGATCCCGCGGTCAACATGTGCGGTGGCCACCCAGGCCTTAACGAATTGGATAAGCAGGTTTAGTTCCTGACGCTTGTTCTGTGGGAACACCTTTTTCACCGCTTCAGTCAGTCGCCATAGAGTCGGCATGTCGAAAGCTTTAACTTCCTGGACGTTCTCTGCAGCCAGTAGCAGGTTCTGGACATAAGTGTTGTCCGTATCCAGCTCGAGGCTAGCGAGCTGCGCGCGGGTTTCGTTGTTGATGTGGTAAACATGGCGCTCTTCAGCAGTGAACTGCGCCAGCAGCTGGATGCGGAAGGGCATAGGGGCGATGTTGTGCCGCACGTCGACAATTTTGCTTTCGAATTCGGCGCTGTTGTCGTTCTCATCTTCATCATCAGCTACGTCAGCCTTGGCTGGATACTTGCCGCTTTTCCAGACCTTAACCAGCTGATTGCGATCGCCAGCTTCGGCTTTAATCCAGCCCGACATGAAGGCGGCCAGCAGCGCGGGTTCGTGTTCTTTGTCCTGCGGGAAAACGTCTTTGACGGTCTGCACCAGTTTCCACTCCGCATGCAAGCTGAGGCCGCCAATATCAGCAACGTCATTTTTGGCCTGCAGCAGGTTCTGGAAGTAAGCATTACTCTCATCGGTAGCCAGTTCATTGGCAACGATCTGCTGTTCCTGGCTGATCTCTGAAAGGTATTTGTCACCCAACAGATGGACGGCGAAGCGGACAGCCGGGGTGCGATTTTCAAGCAGGCAGGTGTTGCCGGCGTCTGAGGTATTAGTGGCGGTTACTGACGCGGCAGGTAGATCCACATTACTGGTGGTGCTGGCCGGGGCGAGGGTGGTTTCATCCTGAGATGTGGCTGCGGGGATCACGTTCCAGGTGCGCTGGTCGTCGGCCAAGGTGTAGCGTTCGCACCAGGTGTAATCGATGGTGCTTTCTTCGGGCAGGTCGTTAACAACAGGCATGTCGGTGCGTACAGGCTTGGCGTAGTCCTTCCCACGGCCAGTTTCGATGCCAACATCTTCCAGCGCGACGTCCAGCTGCAGCGCAGCGCGTGACGCCGTATTGGCACTGAACCAGATAACACCGTCAGGTTTGCCGGATTTCTGAGTCGCCTTAATATGATAAAAAAATTCCATCTTGGAGCCTCGTTTGGGTGTAAGATACCCAACAGCTGATGAGCGCTGCTTAGGTAGTGGTCATTGGTCAAAACTCGATTCCGGAAAGCTTTGGTCGGCTGACCGGGTACTTAACCCGCCTTGCGCGGGTTTTGTGCTTATTGGGCGCCGGGCTTATTCGCCAGCTGAGAGATAAGCACTCCATCAAGTGCATCAAGCACCGGGTCGAACGTGGTATTCGACGGGATCTTGCTGACTGCGCGGATGACTGATGAAACTGAGATATCACCTTCACGAAGGCTATATCCGCCCCCCGGTCCTCTGTGCGAGGTGACCAGCTTGCCGCTGCGCAGCCGCTTAAAAATTTGCTCCAGATAGGAAACCGAGAGCTTCGATTCTTTACTAAGTGTGGCGAGGGGTACTGGCTTGCCGCAGTAGATTCTTTCTAGAACCGCAACAGCCTGGACAGATGCCATCACTCGTTTCATTCCAAATTCCATAATGGATCCCTTCAGGGCCAGTCAGGCCATTGGTCAAAACTCGATTAAAAATGTAACGCTGGCTGTTGGTCGTCAGCCGGTTTGTACGGGTAACACTGTCCTTTCACGTGCTGCTCTGCGGCAGCTGCTTCACAAACCGCCTCGGTCTTATATACCCCGAGCATGATGTCTGAGCATTCCCCGGTGAGGGCGCAGACGGTAACGATTAAGGCGAATAGCGAGCTCATGCGTTGAGCTCTGGATTACCTTTCTGCGCCATGAAGTAGCAGAACTTGCGGATCAGAACTTCAATGATGTTGAGGCGAATAGCCTGCTGTCTTACGGGGTTACGTGCGTAGTCGATCATGGTTATCTCCTTGTTGCCCTTTGCGTCTGGCCGACGGAACGGTAAATCCTGCTGCGCGTTAGTTTTTGTCATCTCATCCGGTGTTTCATATGCCGCCGGCAGCTACTACGTGGGCGTCCTGCCTGGATGACTTACTTGCTGCTTGGTGTAGATATAGTAAAACCCATTTGGTGTTTTATTGTCAACACGTCACGTGTTTGTCTGAGGCGAAAAAATGCGAATTACGAATTATGGGCAATAAAAAAACCAGCGCTATGGCTGGCTTGGTGATTGGGAGGGGGCGGAAAAAAATTAGTTATCGGATGCTTTAAAACGTCCGCGGAGATACTTTTGTACGTAATCATCTATCTCTTTGAGCCGTACCTCGAACAAATCAATCATTCGATCCTGCTCACTTTCTGGCAGCTGGTCAAAGAGTTCTATTAGATGGCGATGGCGCGCTGTTATCCATGATTCTGTCGAATCAGCGCCGAAAACCAGGTCTGCAGGGGCTATCTTTAGAGCCTTAGCAAGGGTAATGGCGTCGTCAATACCGATTGTTCTGCTGCCTGATTCGTAATTTCCAACACGTGACTGAGCCCACCCGCATAACTCCGCAAGCGCTTTCTGCGAAATACCTTTTTGCTCTCTGGCCCGTTTTAACCGGGCGGCAATCTGATCATTCATATTCATAAACACGTTTTACCACGTTGCGTGTTATCACTCAAAAAACAAACGGTGTTGACAATCAAACACGCAGCGTGTTTAATTCTCTCATCGCATTCATAACGAGGTAGCAATGAACAACATCGCAAAGACGAGGCAATCCCTCGGGCTCACCCAAGACCAACTGGCTTCAATGTTTGGTTGGCGGCAGTCGCGCATTTCGAATTACGAAAATGGAACGAGAAAGCCAACTCTCAACGATTGCAGGCTCATTGTTGAGAAATTCAATCAACTGGGCGCCGAGTGCACACTGGATAGTGTTTTCCCGCCAAAAAGTGATGAACAAGGTGACGAGCATGCAAACAGTAACGTTTGAACATCTTAACCGACAAAAAACCGCTTCGCTGAAAACCAAAAATCAGTATGAACCTCGCCGCAGAGACAACCTACGGCGCCAGGTGATCCTGACAGCCGTTCGTGAGTGGGAACTGACTCTGCCCGGCCAGGCGCAGGACGTTGTTACACAGCTGGTTGCTGAGCAGTGGGCCAAAGAAGGCGGACGCGGGATCACCGTGAACAAACAGAACCTTTATCGCTACCTGAAAAACGAAACCAATTCCAGCAAGTACACGGTTTATGTCATGCAACTCGCGAATGCGATCAGCGTGGCGATGCCGATAGAGATCGCCAGAAAACATGGTCTCCGTCAGGGTAAAACCGATATCGAGCTGGTGGCCGACGCGATAAAAGAGTGCGGCGAGCATCACCAGGCGAAGTTACTGGGCTTACCAACCAAGAAGCAGGCGAAAGAGGGTTTTGAAAACCTTCTCGCCAACGCAGCGCTGCTACCGGGAGAACTGGCCGGTGTGGTGATAGCTCACCTGCAGGCGCTGGCACCACTTTTTACGTAATCGAGTTTTGACCAATGAGTTCTACGACCATTAACCGCGAGGTGAGATATGTCTAATCCTTTGCCTAAGGCGATGCCTAAAAGTAAGGCTACAAATGAGCCTTACCGCAAGGTGAAGATCACCATGTGGGATGATCCAAAGTTTCGCGCGTTGTCCCCTTTGCCGCCTAGCGGGCAAAGCCTGTTTATTTATCTGCTGACCAGCCCGTTCACCGGGATTATCCCGGGGTTGTTCAAAGGCGGTCGAGCGGCGCTGGCTGAAGAGCTGGGGTGGGAACTGGAAGCCTTCGACTCTGCCTTAAGCGAAGGCTTAGCTTTAGGCATGGTTAAAGCCGACCTGAAAGCCAGAGTTTTTTGGCTTCCTAAGGCTGCGGCACATAACCCGCCAGCTTCAGTGAATGTGATCAAATCATGGGCGCGGGCCTTCGAATTATTGCCCGAGTGTGAACTGAAATGGGAGGCATGGGCGGCGCTACAGGCCGCGTGTTATGGGGTGTCTGAGTCTATGGGTAAGGCATACGACAAGGCTATGCCTTTGCCTAAGGATAAGGCTTGCCCTTTGCCATCAGGTATCCAGAAAGCAGTAAGCAGTAAACAGATCTTAAACCCCTCTCTTAACGCGGGCGCGAATGAAAATTCTGAGGTTGCTGGTTTACCAGATGAACCTGTTGCTCCGAGATACGTTGACGGACTGGATGAACCAATCGGCAAATTCACGATGACAGCCGCCTGGTCGCCAAGCAGGGATTTTCGCCAGCGCGCGGCAATGTGGGGAATAGCTTTGCCTGACCCTGATTACTTTGTCACAGAGCTCGCTGAGTTCGCGTCGTACTGGGAGTCAGAGGGGAAGATTTTCACCCAGGTTCAGTGGGAACAGAAATTCGCCCGGCACATCGTGCTGGTGAGATCGAAAAAACAACCGGAAACCGGAGGTAAGGACAATGCAGGAGTTCGGGGAGAGCCTACAGCATCCAGGGCTGTTCAGCAGATTCAGTCAGCCCACGCAGAGTGGAGACGCCGCAATGGACTTGATGGCAACGGAAACGGCATGGCGCCTGTGGCAGGTCATGGGGGAAATATTCTCGAACCGGTGGACGCAGAAGAATGGGGCGGAACCTTCGGCGCTCTGGATAGCCCAGATAGGTTCGATGACTGATAAGCAAATCAAGCTGGTCTGCCAGCAGTGCATGGAGCGCTGTGCTGGTGGAAACACATGGCCGCCAGATCTCGCTGAGTTTGTATCGCTCGTTTCAGAGAGCGGTGCCAACCACTTCGGCCTGACGTCCGACAGTGTCATGGGTGAGTATCGCCGCTGGCGTAACGAGTCCTATCGGTACTCAGGTAGTGATAAATACCCGTGGCCGCAGCCAGTTCTCTACCACATTTGCATTGAGATGCGCAGAACGGGCGTGGAGCGGCAGATGACAGAGGGGGAACTGAAAAAACTGGCAGAGAAGCTGTTAACAAAATGGAGCAAGCACGTCAGTAACGGCCTTTCGGTACCGCCGATTCGCCGCCAGCTTGCAGCACCGCAGCACCCGGCAGGGCCAACTCCGGCACAGCTGCTGATGGAAGAGTACAAGCGCCGCAAAGCGGCAGGTTTAACCAACTAAATCGAGTAATGACCAATGACCAAACCATTAACCCAGAAAGAGCAGGTGGCAGTTTTTGTGCGCTACCAGCCGAACTGCGCCGTCGGCGACGTTTCCGAAGCGCTGGATATGTCAGGTGCAACAGCAGGCAAGCTGCTGCGCGAGTTGAGTGACAACGGGGTGATAACCCGCTCCCGCAACAGCGTTCAGTACACCTATGCGGCGGTACCGCATGCCGATATTCCGGATGTGATCCTTCCGTGCATGGAGGAGAAAAGCGACCCGATCAAGATGCAGGCTGCCGAGCAGAAGGCGAAGGCGCTGGAAGAAAAGGGGCTGTGGCGCCGCGCTGCAGCGGTGTATTCGGACATGTTCGGTATTGCCTGCAGCTCTGTCGAGGTTTCCCGTATAGCGAAGCGCCGCAAAGAGTGCCTGCGTATGGCAGGGAGGGCATAGACGATGGCAAGCAACAATCTCTGGACAATCATCCGCGCCATCCAGCATGGCGGTGAGATCACCCCGCGTCAGGTCCGGCGGCTGCTGGGTTGCGAAAGCAAAAAGGCCTGTCGCCCGCTCGAGAATCTCGTTTCTGCTGGTGCAGTGAAGAATATCGGCCAGCGCCGCCACCCGGTATACGTCATGGAGCCGGGCGGGGAGACTCGCATTAAGCCAATGGCGGTGGCGCGCCAGCGGCCCAGCATTGCAGACGTATGCCGCCAGAACTGGCAGGGCTATCAGATCCACAAAATTATCGGGAGTGCACGGGCATGAGTGATTCACTGAGCAACAAAGAGCTGGTGGCCGTGGGTCATCAGTTTGCGAAGGCGATGAGCAGCGACACGCCGATCATTGATATGGCGAAGATTGTGTCGCGCCTGGCCGAACGGCTGGACTGCACCAAAGCGGCGCTCCGCGAAAATTTCATCCGAAATTGGCATGGTCTACGTTAAAGTTACAAATGTTTTGAATCACTAGACTGATACCAAGAATTGCCTAACGGGTATAAAAAAACCGGCTGAGTGCCGGTTTTTATTATTCATTGGGGAAATTATGCTGACTCTTCTTCCCTGATGCGATCGATAGCGCTTCGCAGTCGTTGTTTTGAGGCATCATCCCAGTCTTGAGTCTTTTTGCCGATAGGTGCGCATGGGGTTATGTTGCCATTCACCAACATCTGACGAACGTCCGCAACTTCCTGAGCGCTGATCGATACGTGTTGAACATGCGGATTCTTGGTATCCATAATAAGCCCCCTCATCAATAGAGCTCTGTTAACTTCTGAAATTGTTCTCACTGATGTTTCTAAGTTGGTTTTCTTGCTGGTAAAGTCAACAAACCTTACCTCTCCACCAGTGAACGGGTCAAAATTTTTGGCTTCACCTATAGCTGTTTGAGCACAATGTGATGACATCCAATTTTGAGCTGCAATCCCACCGCCGGAGCCTGAGAATACAGCTTGCAAATCCTTCGTCTGAGTACAAGTAGCTGCCAGCATATTGCCTTTGTCAAAAATTACCTCATTGGATGATTTTTTTACGATGTGCAATACAACTGATTGTCCCGTAGGCAAAACCACTGGGGGTTCTTGCTCGGATAAGTCGCCAGACCACCATATCTTCCATAGCTCGATTAAATGGCCATCACCAGCTAGGGTCATAACGAAGTCATTTCTATCTGCGATCTTACCGAAACCAGTATCATCGATATATAAGACGTGTCCAGGATATCCCTTCAGACTTAGATCACAGGACCATCGTGAGTCGCTCGCAACCAATCTATTGATACGGTCATAAACTGTTGTAGTCATTGTAGACCATCTGAGTTCGTCAAAGTTCGTAAATAGTACGCGAAGCGCAAATATTTTCTAATTGATCTTACTTATCGGTAAAGAAGCTTTTCAACTTTATATTTTGTTTCGAAAATCGATGAAATCTAAATATTCTTGGTAATCTCTTTACAGAGACCAAGGACTTACGACCCCAAGCCTTAACTATTCGTGCCCTTAAGGAATTGATCATTCTCATCCATAGGTGTACTGTATAAATATACAGTAATTGCATCGGAGGCTATTATGAAAGTTGAGTTAATCATTGATAGAACTAAACAACTTCCCAAGGGCGCGTTACCAGCTCTGGAAAAAGAGTTGCTTACACGACTGCAGGATCAGGTAGGGGATTGCACGTTGTCAGTGCGCCTCGCAGGAGCAGACGAGTTAAGTGTTCGGAGCGGCCAAAAAGAAGCCAAGAAGAGGGTGGAAGTAATCCTCCAGCAGACCTGGAAAAGCGCTGACGACTGGTTCTATTAATTCAGCAAGTAATTAGTTTCCTGGGTGGAGGGGAGGTTTGGTGAAACAAAAAGAAGAGTTTCCAAAAAAGGGTTATGCAGTCATCAGATGTCACGATGGGGTTATCGTTGCACGACTGCACTCATTTCCTGAATGTGACCGTGCGCTGATGTACAGGCGAGGTGATGTGGTGTCGTTTACGCCGCTTCTGGATGATGAGATTGTAGGGTCGCCAACTCTCTTTACGCAGATGCTGGAGCGGGCAGGTTACCGCGTTTCGCTTAATTCTGTTAAACTCCCGTCATAGGCCTGAACAACCTATACCTGCTGCGCCACTGGAGAGATACCATGGCGCAAAAACCTACCAAACAAAAACTTAATCTGGTTCCTTTCGGAATCAGCGGTTTCTTTTTGCCTGCTCACTTAGGGGTGACAGCATGAAGAAAACCAGCTTTATTCACACGCAGCTCACCACGAAAGAAGTGGAAGAACTCGAGGCCCGCTACCGTGCTAATGACGTGCGGACTGTGCGCAGCCTTGATTTCGATCTCATCCACTGGACGCTCACCGCGTACCTGCCCGAGGCAAATAGAGCCCCGCGTCAGGATAAGACCTTCCAGCAAAAGCTCTGGAGGGAAGCGTGAAGACATATAACATCACCCCGATGGGCAAGCCCAGAATGACCCGCGCCGATAAGTGGAAGAAACGCCCGGAGGTTTTTCGGTACCGCGCGTTCTGCGATCACGTTCGGCTGTTGGGCGTCGAGCTACCGGAAGCAGGCGCACACATTACGTTTATCCTTCCGATGCCCCAGAGCTGGAGCAAGAAGAAGCGCCTGGAGATGGCGGGGAAACCCCATCAGCAGAAGCCCGACAAAGATAACCTTGAGAAAGCCCTGATGGACGCCATCTATGCCGATGACTCCCATATCTGGGATTCTCGAGTGACAAAGCGCTGGGGTGAAGTAGGGCAGATCATCATCGGGGAGATCGCATGATGCGCGCTTTGCTTAAGCCGGTGCTCGCCCGGGAGTTTGGCGTCGTGCTGTTAAAGCCCGGCAGCGAGTTGATGCCTATATTCATGTCCGGGCGCGTGCTGGTGGAGAGCCAGCCAGACAACATGACCGGCTTCGAGACTGGCCGGGTGCCTGATTTACGCCAGCCGCTGGCGGCGAATCCGGCGCTGCGTCCGTTCTTCCTCCACGAAAAAGTGATCACCGCTGCTGGAGGGCTAAATGGCCTGGAATACTGGTTGCTGCGCCATGGTGGCGGCGCCTGTCAGTACCAGCACAGCGACTACCACTATCACGAACTGACCATCATGCGGCATGAGCCCGGCGCGATTCTTCTTTGCGGCCACTGCGATAACCGGCTGCGCGAGCAATACAACGATCGCCTGGCGGAGTTGGCGCGCCAGAACGTCATCGACTGGGTGCTGGATACCGCCCGGCAGGCGCTGGCGATCGACAAAACCCGCGAGATTTCTCTGGCTGAATTGTGCTGGTGGGCTGTGCGTGCAGGTGTTATCGAGGCGTTACCAGAATCAGTTGCCCGCGAAGCTTTACGCCTGCCAGCTGCGAGAGAGACTTACCGTGAGAGCGAGATCGTACCGGCGGTACCGGCCACCAGCATCATCGCCGAGAAGGCTCGCTCATTACCTGCAGGACCTGCAGGCGCACCACCAGCTCCAGCTATTAAGCCAATCGTGGGCGTGCTGGTGGATCCCGAATCCCCGCAAACCTTCATGAAGCGGCCCAAGCGTATCCGCTGGATGGACGAGAAGTACTTGGCGTGGGTCAAAACCCAGCCCTGCGAGTGCTGCGGCAGGCCGTCAGATGATCCACACCATCTAATCGGCTGGGGCCAGGGAGGCATGGGAACGAAGGCGCACGACAGCCTCGTGATCCCACTTTGTCGTCAGCACCATACCGAACTACATAACGATCCGGTGAAATTCGAGCGAAAGCACGGTACTCAGCCGGAAATGATAATCAGAGTGCTGGACCGGGCCTTTGCGCTCGGCGTTCTGGCTTAAGGAGCAGTACAGGATGACACCACGTCAACGCCGCATTCATATCGAAGGTCTGGGTGAAGCAGCATCAGCACCGCGCAAAAGCTGGCTGGGCAAGTTCACACCATTAACGGGCGTACAGTCAGCCTGGATCAAATCCTTGCTGACGGTCTGGGGCGAATGCGTCGGCGGTAAAACCCGCGCGCAATACCGTCTTGAGAATTGCAGCCAGTTCTGGTCTGAGGTTAAGCAATCGGAGTGGTCGGACAGTCAGCTGTCGCGCATCACTGAGGCGTTGGGGCAGGCGAGGGAAGAGGGGTTCCGTGGCGTGCAGGCGGCGTTGCGTGCCCGGGCCATTTTGTGGCCGATAACACTGTCTGAATTGATAGAAGAGAGCGAGCGCCATGATGATGCCAACTTTATCGAACAGATCATGCTGAACACCTTCGACCAGCGCGATCCGGTTTATGTGGTCGGCCTGCAGTTTTACACCACCCGCAAGAAGATATCCGACATCACCCGGGAGTTGCAGCACGTGGCTCCCTGGCTTACTGACGGAGAAGCGCGTAAGCGGGTGCGCTGGTGCCTTGAAATCTTCCAGGCGAAGGTATTTCTGGCTGTTCGCCGACAGTTAGAAGCCGAGCAAAAGTGAGATGTATGTTAAATATTTTTCAAATGGGGTTGAAAACGGGCCAGAAAAATGAATAATCCATTCATGCTTGGCAGAGCTGCGCCACGATGGCAGCGACGAAAAGCCTTTATCAAACAAATTCTGAAACCTCGCTTTGGCGGGGTTTTTTATTGCCTGCATTCCCCATCCCGTCGCTTGGGAGAGTGCTATAATGATCTTGAAACATAATTAGAGTGACGCGGGCAAACGCCCAATGTGTATACAACGGCATTTACGACCAGCATTCACTGCTGGTCTTTTTTTTCCGCCATTAGCTCAACCGGAGAGAGCACGGAGCTTCTACCTCTGTGGTTCGGGGTTCGAATCCTCGATGGCGGACCATTGCATCGCTTCATTCTTAATTAAGTATTTCTCACACCAGCCCGTAACCAAAATGGCTAGACTCTCCTCACAGTGAGGGAGGGAATGGCATGATAGAGGGGTTTTACTGGATACAGCACAATGGCAGAATTCAGGTTGCCTACTATACCCATGGAGAAACGGAAGACCTTGAAACGGGTAAGACCGTAATCGGTATTTGGCACCTGACGCAGGGTGATCCCATTTGTGATGACGGCGAAGCAGAAGTTCTGGAAGGTCCTCTTACACCATCATGATCTCGTCGGTCGTTCCGGGTTTGATGAAGGTGGTCGTTATTCGAATGCGTTCCCTGTAATTACAATTTAGGCGAATTTGGAATAACGCTCCTATTAACTGGCATCATCGCACTCCTGTAACCAGACTTAGTTTTCTGCTTACGACTGAAAGGAGCGAACTATGCCAGTTAACCATGCTGAATGCATCGAAGCCTGCTACAAATGCGCGGCTGCCTGTGATTATTGTGCTGCTTCATGTCTGAAAGAAGAACAAGTGGATATGATGCGTGAGTGCATAAGACTCGATATGCAGTGCGCGAATATTTGTCGGCTCGCAGCGCAATTTATGACCTTTGATAGTGAATTTGCCAGATCGCTATGCCGGGTCTGCGCAGAAGTCTGTCAGAAATGCGGTGAAGAATGTGGGAAGCACGAAGCAGAACATTGTCAGAAATGCTCTGAAGCCTGCCTTCGTTGTGCAGAAGCGTGCCGCTCGATGGCTTAATGGAGCTTTCTCCCAGTTTTCTGTTTGAGCATCGACACTTAGAATTCAGACAAATTTTTGCTATGGTTATGATTCAGGTGAATCCCCCTATGCGGCGGGGCAATCCAGTTAACTGCTAAGTGCAGATATGCTTGCGGCTCGTATAACTGGTAACGAGTCACCGGGAGGCACCCGGCACCTGTCTTATTCTCCATTTCTGAGTTAAATATCGCCTGCTAGTAAAGCAGGCTTTTTTATATGCGCTTCGTTAGTAGTGCTATTATTTAATCGTGAACCAAGCCATAACCATTAACCGGACATCCTGACCGGCCAGTATCGCTGCTCGACACAGCTACTATTTGGATGATGGCGACGTATCACGCCTACCTACTTAAATTTCCAACTCATTTAGGCCTGCGTAAAAGCGGGCCTTTTTTTATTTCAGGCTCCCGGAAACCCCCATCTAAGGTCTTGTCGTAATTCATCCGGAGAGCCTGATCCTCAACCCCACAGCACCCGCTAACCAGCGAGGTGAGAGAAATGTTCCGTATGAGCAAGCTTGTTACCGGAGTCGCCCTCGGCACCTCAGGAGGAACCATCCTGAACGGCGTCCTCACAAAACTGAGCCCTGACGAATGGAGCGCCATCGGCGTACTGGCTGGTATTGCCGGGATCATCGTTACAGGGCTCATTAACTGGTACTTCAAACGCAAGGTCGCCAATGCACAGGTAAAGGCGCTTGAGAAGTATGGCCCAGCAGTCAAAGTCGGAGATGATTAAATGCCAATGACCAGTAGCCTGCGTAACAAACTCATCGCCGCTGCTGGTGGTGGTGCAATGTTGATCACCTCCCTGTTTCTCGGCGGGCAGGATGGCGTAGAAGGTCGGAAGTACGAAGCTTATAAAGACGTCGCCGGGGTATGGACTGTTTGCGACGGCCATACGGGCCGAGATATCGTGAGAGGGAAGAAGTATACCGACCGCGAATGCGACCAGCTGCTATGGAAAGATCTCCAGCCAGCCAAGCGCACGGTAGACAAACTGGTTAAGGTGCCGCTGGGCGAATATCAGCGCGCCGCGCTCTACAGCTTCGTCTTTAACGTTGGTTCTGACGCGTTCTCGAAGTCCACGCTGCTGCGCAAGCTGAACAAAGGTGATCACGACGGAGCCTGCGAGGAGATGCGGCGCTGGGTATACGCTGGTGGAATGAAATGGAAAGGTCTCCAGAACCGACGAGAGATGGAGCGATCGATGTGCCTGGCGGAGAGCAAAAATGACCTCTAAAGCCTGGCTGATAATCGGCATCGAGCTGATTTTATCCTTTCTGATTATTTATCTTCTGCTCGGTCAGGCACTTGATGAGAAGAAGCGTGCTGACGCCGCCGAGCAAAACCTGAAACTGGCAACCGCCAAAATCACCGATATGCAGGTGCGCCAGAGTGATGTTGCTGCGCTCGATGCCAAATACACTGGAGAACTGCGGGATGCAAAAGCCACTATCGATCAGCTTGAGCGCGATGTTGCTTCTGGCAAGCGTCGGCTGCAGCTCAACGCCAGATGCACCACGAACGGAACGACCACATCCTCCGGCATGGATGATGGCACCGGCCCCCGACTTACTGACTCCGCTGAACGGGATTATTTCACCCTCAGAGAGCGAATCGAAACCGTCAACAAGCAACTGAGCGGTCTGCAGGCGTATGTGCGCGAGCAGTGCCTTAACTAACGAGGAAGATATGAGCGAAGCAAAACCGCAGGATGGAAGCACCGTAAAGGGGTACCGCACGTTAACACCTGGCGACATTGAGCGTATGAACCGCCTGAAAGGAGTAAGCCGCCATTTCTGCAGCCTGCTCGATACCGAACGCGGAGAGCTGCTGGCTGTCCGTCATGGGCCAGCAATGCTGAACACTGAGCAGGCACGTGAGATTGATGACGCTATGCGCAGCCTGTCTATTGCCCGCACTAAAATGCAGGAAGCCTGTATGTGGGCTTGTCGTGCTGTTGCCCGGCCTGACGCTGACTGTTAGCCATTCCAAAGCTCATCTGCGGATGTGCTTGATAATGGGAAAAGAAGCCCTCAAAAGAAGGGAATCCAAATTCTTTTGAGGGCATGCAAATGCATATTCGTTACACCTTGAATTTAGCAGCGTGACATTAAGTGGGTATGGGAAGTTTCCCATAAGCGAAGCTGTCAGGTTGGAGTGTTCAGCCACATCAAAAAAACAGTGAGCCACTGGGCTGGTGGTTCTCTATTGCTATCACCATGGGCAGACCCATCGTAATGGCTACAGGGGATAAATCGAAAATATACCCTATAGGGAATAAACCACAGCCTCGCTCACGCGGGGCTTTTTTATTGGAGCCAACAATATGCCTGCAGCTATCCCTCGCGCCTGTCGTAAGCGCGGGTGCTCTGGCACCACCACAGATCGTTCCGGCTACTGCGATGCGCACCGTAACGAAGGGTGGCAGCAGCACCAGCGAGGACTGAGCCGCCATCAGCGTGGCTACGGCAGCAAGTGGGATATCATCCGCGCCCGCATCCTTAAGCGTGATCGTCACATCTGCCAGCAGTGCCTGCGCAACAGCAGACCACGCCCAGCGGAAACGGTCGACCACGTTATCCCGAAAGCTCACGGCGGCACAGACGACGACAGCAATCTTGAATCGCTGTGCTGGCCATGCCATAAGCGCAAGACCGCAACGGAGAGAGCCCGATGAGCTATACACGCTGCACCTACTGCGGCTCGACGCTGCACACCGTAGCGAACTGCCCAAAGACATGGGGAGGCTCAGCCCGCCGTGCGAATCTGCGCTGCGGTTACTGCGGTCAGTCAGGCCATAACTCCAGCGCCTGCCCGCACAATGCGAGCAGCGCGCGGCGCCGTAACCTCAGTGATGACTTCCATCTCGACTGATGAAACGCAAAATGATTTCAAATGCAATCATTTTGATGTGAATGATATCGGTTATCACTACCGGGGGAGGGCGGGTCAAAAGTTCAGGCCCCTGCCTGCTAAGGACCGCCGCCTAACCCTTTCTCGCATCGCCGCAGGTTAGAAAACTTTTTTATGGGGTCCCCCATCCGATGATTAATAGGAGTTTTCGATTATGTCAGGACCACCGAAAACCCCGACCCATCTGCGTCTGGTGAGGGGTAACCCATCAAAACGTCCGATCAATAAAGACGAGCCGCAACCCCCGGCAGGGGTACCCCCAACTCCGAAGCATTTCGACAAGCAGGCGAAGTACTGGTTTAAGCGAATGGCTGAAGAGCTTGATGCCGTCGGCGTCGTTTCTCAGCTGGACGCCCGTGCACTCGAACTGCTGGTCGAGGCTTACACCGAGTACCGGCACCACTGCGACACGCTGGAGATCGAGGGGTATACGTACCGGACTGAAACGCAGACCGGGGATGTGCTGATTAAAGCGCACCCGGCGGCAATCATGAAGGCAGATGCCTGGAAGCGTCTCCGCGCCATGCTGGCCGAGTTCGGCATGACGCCTGCCAGTCGGTCGAAGGTCAGCACCAAAACGCCGGATGCGGTTGATCCGCTGGCTGAGTTCATGAAAGCGAGGGATTAATGGCTAAGGTTGCAGAGGGTATCCGCTACGCCGAGCGCGTCGTGGCGGGGGAGATTATTGCCTGTGAGTTTGTCCGGCTGGCATGCCAGCGTTTTCTGGACGATCTGAAAAACGGCGAGGCGCGTGGGATCTTCTTCAGCGAACCCAGGGCGCAGCACATCCTGAATTTCTACAAATTTATACCCCATGTTAAGGGCGCGCAGGCCGGTCAGCCCATCGACCTGATGGACTGGCATATTTTCATTCTCATCAATATCTACGGGTTTGTGATCCCGCTGGTGAACGAGGAGACCGGCGACGTGGTGCTGCGCAACGATGGCAGCGGCCGCCCGGTTATGGTGCGGCGGTTCCGCACCGCTTACAACGAGGTGGCGCGTAAGAATGCGAAATCCACACTTTCCTCCGGCGTCGGCCTGTATATGGCAGGTGCAGATGGCGAGGGCGGCGCTGAGGTTTATTCGGCGGCCACAACCCGCGACCAGGCGCGTATCGTGTTTGAAGATGCCAAAAACATGGTGAAGAAAGCGAAAGCGACACTGGGCCGCCTGTTTGAGTTCAACAAGCTGGCGATCTACCAGGAGCAGAGCGCGTCGAAGTTCGAGCCCCTTTCCAGCGACGCGAACAACCTGGACGGCCTGAACATCCACTGCGGCATTGTCGACGAGCTGCACGCCCATAAAACTCGTGACGTCTGGGACGTGCTGGAGACAGCAACCGGTGCGCGCCTGCAGTCGCTGCTGTTCGGCATTACCACCGCCGGCTTTAATAAAGAAGGCATCTGCTATGAGCTGCGCGATTATGCCATCAAGGTACTGCGCGGTTTCAACAGCGATGTGGAAGGAGCGGTTAAGGACGATACCTTCTTTGCCATCATCTACACCCTGGACGAAGGCGACGACCCTTTCGATGAAACGGTCTGGCAGAAGGCCAATCCGGGCCTCGGCATCTGCAAGCGCTGGGACGATCTGCGTCGCCTGGCGAAGAAGGCCAAAGAGCAGGTGTCCGCCCGCGTTAACTTTTTCACCAAACACATGAATATCTGGGTTACGGCGGAGTCTTCCTGGATGGACATGCTGAAGTGGGAAAAATGCGAACTCATCGCGCCGGCACATGAACTGAAAACCTATCCGCTCTGGGTGGGGGTCGATCTGGCGAACAAAATCGATATCTGCGCCGCGGTAAAAGCCTGGCGTTCTCCCGACGGGCACGTTCACACCGACTTTAAATTCTGGCTGCCGGAAGGGCGGCTTGAGAAGTGTTCCCGGCAGATGGCCGAGCTCTACCGCAAATGGGCGGAACTGGACAAGCTCATCCTGACCGACGGGGATGTGATAGACCACGCACAGATCAAGGAAGAACTTCAGGCGTGGGTGGCCGGTGAAAGCCTGAAAGAAATCGGTTTTGACCCGTGGAGTGCCACGCAGTTCAGCCTGGCGCTTGCCGAGGAAGGCCTGCCTCTGGTGGAGGTTCCACAGACGGTCCGCAACTTCTCCGAAGCCATGAAGGAAGTCGAGGCGCTGGTTTACGGTGGACGGCTCCATCACAGCAATCACCCGGTGATGAACTGGATGATGTCGAATGTGACGGTTCGGCCGGATCGTAATGACAATATCTTCCCCAACAAATCGACCCCGGAAGCCAAGATTGACGGCCCGGCGGCGCTGTTTACCGCAATGAGCCGTCTGCTTGTTAACGGTGGCAACGACCAGCAGGACCTGAGTGGATTCTTTGACAACCCCATCATGGTAGGTTTCTGATGAAGAAAAGTAAGCAGCCGGGCAAGGTTAAAAGCGCCTTGCTCAACTGGCTGGGCGTGCCCATCAGCCTGACTACCGGAACGTTCTGGCAGGAGTGGTATGGCACGAGCAGTAGCGGCAAGGTGGTGACTGCAGATAAGGCGATCCAGCTTTCGGCCGTCTGGGCCTGCGTCCGGCTTCTGAGCGAGTCGGTGTCCACGCTGCCGGTTAAGATTTACACCCGACAGGCTGATGGCTCGCGCAAGCTGGCGCAGAACCATCCGGTATACCAGGTGCTTTGTCGCCGTCCGAATCTGGAAATGACGCCGTCGCGCTTTATGTTGATGGTGGTGGCCAGCATCTGCCTGCGCGGAAATGCCTTTGTCGAGAAGCTGTTTATCGGCAATAAGCTGGTGTCGCTGGTGCCACTGCTGCCCCAGAACATGGTGGTGAAGCGGCTTGATACCGGGCGGCTGGAATACACGTACACCGAGGATGGCAAGAAACGCGTTATTCCCGAAAAGAACCTGATGCACATCCGTGGGTTCGGTCTCGATGGTGTCTGCGGCATGATGCCGATGAGGACGGGTCGGGATGTAATCGGCTCCGCGATGGCAGTTGAAGAATCTGCTGCAAAGATTTTTGAACAGGGCCTGCAAAGCTCCGGGTTTCTCTCATCGGACAATGCGCTGGACGAAGATCAGCGGGAAAGACTTCGCGGTTATATGGCGAAGTTTACCGGTTCCAAAAACGCCGGAAAAATCATGGTGCTTGAGGGCGGCCTGAAATATCAGGGTGTCACCATGAACCCTGAAGATGCCCAGATGCTGGAAAGTCGCTCATTCAGTATTGAGGAAATTTGCCGCTGGTTCCGCGTACCACCGTTTATGGTCGGGCATACTTCGAAGCAAAGCAGCTGGGCATCGAGCCTGGAGGGGATGAACCTCCAGTTCCTGACCCACACGCTGCGCCCGCTGCTGGTGAATATTGAGCAGGAGATTTCCCGCTGTCTGCTGAATGGTGAAGAGGACCTCTTTGCCGAGTTCTCGGTAGAAGGCCTGCTGCGCGCCGACAGTGCTGGCCGGGCGGCGTACTACACCAGTGCGCTGCAGAACGGCTGGATGTCCCGTAACGACGTGCGCCGCCTGGAGAACATGCCACCGATTGAGGGCGGCGATCTTTATACGGTGCAGCTCAACCTGACGCCGCTTGAAGACCTGAAGCAAAACAGCCAGGCAGCACAGGCTTTCGCGCTGCGACAGGTCCATAACCACGTATTCCCCGACATCCCCTTCGAACAGTCCCCGCTGAAACAGGCGGCTTAGGAGTATCCATGACGATTAAAAGCCTTCCGGCTGCGCCGGAGGGGCGGCCTTTTGCGCGCGAAAAACCCGATCTGCCGGCTGCGGCAATGGAGCGCTGGAACGGTGGCATCCGTGCTGCCCGGGACGGTGACAACAGCATTTCTATCTTCGACGTGATCGGCGCTGATTACTGGGGAGAAGGTGTGACGGCCAGCCGCATTGCGGGTGCGTTGCGCTCGCTCGGTGGTGCTGACGTGACGGTTAACATCAACAGCCCCGGCGGCGACATGTTCGAGGGGCTGGCCATATACAACCTGCTGCGAGAATACGACGGCAAAGTAACCGTGAAGGTGCTTGGCCTGGCGGCATCGGCAGCATCGATTATCGCGATGGCCGGTGACGATGTGCAAATTGGGCGCGGTGCGTTCCTGATGATCCATAACTGCTGGGTATATGCGATGGGTAACCGTCACGACCTGGCGCAGACTGCCGCGGATATGGAGCCGTTTGATAAAGCAATGAGCGATATCTACCAGGCGCGCAGCGGTCTTGATGCCGACACCGTCGATGCAATGATGGACGGCGAAACCTATATCGGCGGCAGCGAAGCGGTGGAAAAGGGCTTTGCTGACAGTCTCCTCTCAGCTGATGAAATTGCTGACGACGACGACAGCCCGGCAGCGGCGCTGCGCAAAATTGATGCCCTGCTGGCCAAAGCCAGTACGCCGCGATCGGAGCGGCGAAAACTTCTTAAAGCCTTATCCGGCAGCAAGCCAGGCGCTGCTGCCACCCCTGAAGGTATGCCGAGCGCTGCCACCATCGAAAACGAAACTATTGACCGACTGGAAGCCGCGCTCAGCGGCCTGAAAGCGGCTGCCCAGTAAAACGGAGATGTTATGTCTGATGTAAATGAGATCCTGAAAAAAGTCAGCGCCAGCATTGAAGAGGCGACCGGCAAATTCAATGCCAAAGCAGAAGAAGCCCTGAAAGAAGCAAAGAAAAATGGCGAGCTGTCAGCGGCAACCAAAGATACTGTCGACAAAATGGCAGTGGAATTTAATGCCCTGAAAGATGCTGAGAAAACGCTTAAGGCGGCGCTCGGCGAACTTGAGCAGCAGGTTGCTCAGATGCCGCTGGCGAATGCTGCAAAGGTGATCGAGACCGTTGGCCAGACCGTTATCAGCAGTGAAGCGCTGAAAGCGTTCGCGGCAAGCGTTGAAGGCGGGAAGCGCGTCAGCGTTCCGGTGAATGCTGCGCTGATCTCCACTGACGTGGCAACCGGTGTGGTTGAGCCGCAGCGCCTGCCGGGTATTGATACCGCGCCGAAGCAGCGTCTCTTCATCCGGGATCTGATTGCCCCGGGCCGCACCTCTGCGCCAGCCATCTTCTGGGTGCAGCAGACCGGATTCACCAATGCGGCGAAAGTCGTGCCGGAAGGCACCGCCAAGCCGTACAGCGATATCCAGTTCGCCACGCAGATCACCCCGGTGACCACCATCGCGCACATGTTCAAAGCGTCCAAGCAGATCCTGGATGATTTTGCACAGCTGCAGTCCACTATCGACGCTGAAATGCGTTACGGCCTGAAATATGTCGAAGAGCAGGAGATTCTCTTCGGCGATGGTACCGGCGCGCACCTGAAAGGCATCGTCCCGCAGGCGTCTGCTTATGACGCTGCCTTTACCGTTGAGCAGCAGAACGGCATCGATGATCTGCGCCTCGCAATGCTGCAGGCGCAGCTGGCGCGCTTCCCGGCTTCCGGCCACGTCCTGCACTTCATCGACTGGGCGAAGATTGAACTCACCAAAGACACGCTGGGCCGCTATATCCTGGCGAACCCGGCGGCCCTGACCGGGCCTACCCTGTGGGGCCTTCCTGTGGTGGCGACCGAAGCTGCAGCATTCCAGGGCAAATTCCTGACCGGTGCATTCAACGCCGCTGCCCAGCTGTTCGACCGTGAAGATGCCAACGTGGTGATCTCCACTGAGAATGCCGACGACTTCGAGAAAAACATGATCTCGATTCGCTGCGAGGAGCGCCTGGCCCTGGCGGTTAAACGCCCGGAAGCCTTCATCTACGGATCCTTCACTGCGCCTGCTGCTGGTGGCGGTGCGTAATCCTTAACGGCGGCCTGCGGGTCGCTTTTCGTTTTCCTTTAAGGAGACAGCCATGAAGCTGATCGCTATCAAGCCCATTTACTTTGAAGGCAATGTACTTACTGAAGGTACTGAGTTCGAAACGCTGGAGCAGCATGGTCGCGAGCTGGTGGCACGCGGTTATGCCTCAGAGGCCGGTGCCAAAAAAACGGAACCGGATAAAGAGCCCGATCCAAAAGGAAAGAGCAAAGGTAAGTAAGGAGCGCGCATGCTGACTAAAGAGCAGGTGAAGCATCACTGCAATATCGAACAGGATTTCACGGAAGACGACGCCTGGATCGATACTGGCATAAAAGCCGCGGAGCGCTATGTTGAAAAATGGACCCGCCGTCGGCTTTATGAAAAGGCTGATGATCCGCTTTATATGGCCGATCCAGACGCGCTGCTTTATGGCGAGGATGTCGAAATGGCTATGTTGATGCTGATTGCCCACTGGTACACCAACCGTGAAACGGTCAGCACCGGCAGCACGACGTCTGCGCTGGCTTTCTCTACTGAAGCACTCCTTCAGCCCTACCGGATTTATGGCCTATGAAAGCGGGACGTCTGCGGCACAGGGTAATCCTTCAGAAACCGGCAACCGGGCGATTACCGTCCGGACAGCCTGCAACCGGCTGGGTGGATGTTGCTTCGGTTCGGGCAGAAGTCGCAGATGTATCGGGCCGGGAGATGATGGACGGCGGCGCAGAGTTGAGCAGCACCACAACCCGGATCTGGATGCGTCGTTATCCAGGCATTCCCGTAACCACGGGATGGCGAGCCGTTCATCTGCCGCCAACCGGAGGCGGTGAGATATATGACATCAAGTCGGCTATCTCAGCAGAGAACGGCACCAGGCTCGAATTGCTTTGCGAGAAGGGGGTGAAACAGTGATTTCAACGAGTCTTGATTTTTCCGGTCTGGCCGATATCGCGAAGGATCTGGAGACGCTCAGCAGGGCTGAAAATAATAAGGTTTTGCGTGATGCCACGCGTGCTGGTGCAGAAGTTCTGCGACAGGAGGTAGAGGATCGTGCGCCCATCCTTACCGGGAAACTGAAAAAAAACGTGGTGGTGGTGACCCAGAAGGGTCGCCGTCGCGGCGAAATCGCTTCCGGCGTGCATATCCGGGGCGTTAACCCGGACACCGGCAACAGCGACAACAAAATGAAGGCCAGCAATCCGCGCAACGCTTTTTACTGGCGCTTCGTTGAACTCGGTACATCGAATATGTCTGCGCACCCCTTCGTTCGCCCGGCATTCGATACCCGGCAGGAAGAGGCTACGCAGGCAGCGCTGGCCCGCATGAATCAGGCCATTGATGAGGTGCTGGCGAAATGACAGAGGCTGACATCTATCAGCGGCTCAGTGCGCTGGCAGGCGGAAATGTTTTTCCGTACGTTGCGCCGCAGGGTACCACGGCGCCGTGGGTGATTTATCTGCTCCCGGGTTCAGTCAGTGAGGATGTTTTCTGCGGTCCGGCAGAAACAGCAAGCACGGTTCAGGTTGATGCCTGGGCCTCGTCGATTGATGATGCCCGGGCGCTGCGTAATCAGGTTAAAGCCGCTCTGTCCGATCTGCATCCTGTCGGACTAAACGAGATTAACGGCTACGAGCCGGACACCGGACTTTACCGGGCCACGCTTGAAGTTCAGATCTGGCAATAACTCCACACTTCATATTAACTCTGCCGCCTCCAGGCGGCTTTTTTATATCCGGAGATCACTATGTCCTCTAAGTATGAAAAAACGCAGGGTACGAAAATTAACATTTCGGAAAATCCTGCAACCGAACCAAACCCCACTGGCGCCACCTGGCAATCCATCAACTGCTCGACCAAGGAGCTTAGCTACACCGGTGGGCAAAAGTCAGACATCGACATCACCACGCTATGTTCCACCGAGCAGGAAATGACAAACGGCCTGGCCGCGCCAGGTGAAATGACGGTTTCCGGGAACTGGTCTGCTGATGAAGAGGGGCAGAACACGTTACGCACCGCTTACGACACTGATACGCTGCACGCTTTTCAGGTGATCTTCCCATCCGGCAACGGTTATGCATTCCTGGCTGAAGTTCGTCAGAACAGCTGGAGCCTGGGCACTGCCGGGGTGGTGACCGCATCGTTTACGCTGCGCATCAAAGGTAAGCCCGTCCCGATCGTTCCGGCACCTTCTGCAGGCTAATAACAGCGGCGAAAGCCGCTATTCCTGATTACAAACTGAGAAAAAATGAAATGGGAAAACAGGTTTCACAGAGTTCACTTCGCTCGCTCGCGTTGGCACCTATGGCAGGCTTTCGCACAAAAATCGTCACCGTTCCGGAGTGGGAAAACGCCAGGGTAAAACTGCGTGAGCCATCAGCGCAGGCCTGGCTTGAATGGCAGCAGGTGCTTAATCCGATGCAGGGAGAAAGCGAGCCAGAAAATCTGACGGCGGCAGAACGTGCGCTGCGCAACAAGAGCGCTGATGTGGTGCTGTTTATTGATGTGCTACTGGAAGAAGATGGCACGCAGGTCTTCAGCGAAGAGGATAAGCCGCAGGTCGAGCAGTTTTACGGCCCGGTGCATTCCCGTCTTCTCAAGCAGGCGCTCGACCTGACCACTTCGGCGGCCGAGGTGGAAAAGCTGTAAGCCAGCCCGGCACGTTCTTCCTGATGACGCTGGCGCTCCGTCTGGGGCGCACTCTGCATGAACTGAAGCAAACCCTGACGGCCAGGGAGTTGCGCATGTGGATCGAATTTGACCGAATCAATCCAATTAGCGATCGGCGCGGCGATATTCAGGCGGCGCAGATTTCCGCTGCCGTGCTTAACTCGCAGGGTGCCAAGGTCAGCATGGATGATGTGATCCTTCAGTGGAGCGCTGAGGAACAGGAAGAGGAAGGCGCCGGGCTGGAGGGGTTCTTTGCGGGACTTGCGGGTTAATAGACATTATTGGTGTGAGGCGCTTTATTTGTTTAACCTCGCGCTCCTGAGAACTTTTGCATAATTCACAATAGCTAACAGTGAAAACATAAACCCGCTTTTGCGGGTTTTTTATTGGGTGAAATATGGCTACTCTGCGCGAACTGATAATTAAAATTTCAGCTAACTCACAGTCATTCCAGACTGAAATAGCTCGTGCTTCGCGTATGGGGCAAGACTACTACCGCACCATGCAAAGCGGTAGCAGACAGGCTACAGCTGCAGCAAAAGAGAGCGAGAAAGCTTTATCTGATTTAACAGATGGATTTGCTTCGGCAGGAAGAGCCGCTGCTACCGCTACGGCAGCATTTGCTACTGGCAAGATTATCCAGATTGCCGACGAGTGGAATTCTGTAAACGCTCGTCTTAAGCAGGCATCATCCTCTGCTGATGATTTTTCTGCATCTCAGCGCCAGTTAATGGAAATCAGCCAAAGAACTGGCACGGCATTTTCCGACAACGCAAACCTTTTTTCACGCGCAGCTGCTTCAATGCGTGAATATGGGTATAGCTCTGACGAAGTTCTGAGAATTACCGAAGCTGTTTCTACTGGCCTCAAGCTTTCGGGGGCTAATACTCAGGAAGCGAGTTCTGTTATCACCCAATTCAGCCAGGCTCTGGCGCAGGGCGTTCTTCGCGGTGAAGAATTCAATGCCGTTAACGAAGCAGGTGATCGTGTCATTCGCGCACTTGCCGCCGGAATGGGCGTGGCCCGCAAAGACCTGAAGAGCATGGCTGACCAGGGGCAACTTACGATCGATAAGGTTGTTCCTGCATTAATGAGCCAGTTGGGCTCATTACAGGGTGAGTTTGCCAGCATGCCGCAAACAGTTTCCGGATCCCTGCAAAAAGTCACCAACTCCTTCATGGCATGGGTTGGAGGTATCAACCAGGCTACTGGTGCTACTGATGCGCTATCTGGTGGCCTGGACGGAGTTGCCCAGACGCTTGATTCTTTAACCTCTTCGGCAGTAAGTGGCGCACTGAGTGATGTAGCAGACAATATGTCCACGATCACAACGGTGGCGGGCGCGCTTGTTGGCGTCGGTCTGGCAAGATACCTCAGCGGAGTGGTAACCAGTGCCACAAGTGCAACAGGTGCATTAATTTCAGCTGCGAAATCTGAGGTTGCTCTCGCTGTTGCACAGGACAAAGCTGCTCAGTCTGCTATTGCAGCTTCGAGGGCTGAAGTTTATCGAGCCCAGCAAGCTGTTCAGCGAGCGCGAAGTGCGGATGTGCAAGCCGCTCAGCATGAAAAAATCGCAGCAGCTGAAGCAAAAGTCACTGCAGCCCAGACCAGGCTCACTGCCGCTCTTGCAAGTGGCACCGCTACAGAAAAAGTCAGGGCCAGAACAGCGCTTGATCGTGCGCAGGCAGGGCTGGTGGCTGCAAAAAATGCCGATGCCCAGGCTATTGCTGAAAGACGACTGGCTTCTGCTGAGGCTGCCAGAGACCGGAACCTTGCAAATCGTGTTACCACCCAAAGCAACCTCAATAGTGTGACATCTGTAGGTACTCGCCTTATGGGCGGTGCCCTCGGGCTTATTGGCGGCGTGCCAGGGCTGATTATGCTGGGGGCTGGTGCCTGGTATGCGATGTATCAAAATCAGGAGCAGGCTCGCCGTTCTGCTCAGGAATATGCCAGTACGATCGATGATGTTAGTAAAAAGTCGAGGGCAATGACTCTGCCTGAAGCTTCAGATAATGCAGAGAAAACTCGTGCCGCACTGAATGAACAGAACAGGCTGATTGATGAACAAAAAAACAAGATTGAAAGCCTGAAAGAGGAGATAGCTGGTTATCAGTCAGTGATCAGTAACCCTGGTCCGACTACCAGCGGTGGTTTCATGATTAACCACATGACATCTTTGGATACTGTGACTCGTGGGCTGGCTACGGCTACAGAGCAGTTATCTGTTGAGCAAGAAAGGCTTGCTCAGATGCAGGAAAAATCCGCTTCTATTCAGCAGGTTCTTGAGGGGCTTGAGCATCGACGGGTGGCACTCATCCGAGAAGAGGCGGCCAATCAAAACCGGGCTTATCAATCTCTCCTGCTGATGAATGGGCAGCATGACGAATTTAACCGTTTACTGGGGCTGGGTAATCAACTTCTTATGGCCCGGCAGGGGCTGGCGAACGTTCCAGTAAGGCTTCCTCAGGCAGATCTCGATAAAAAGCAAACCGACGCGCTTGAAAAGAGTCGCCGGGATCTGGAGCTGTCACGACTGAAGGGTGAGGCTAAGGAGCGTTTACGGCTGAGTTATGACGCAGACGATCTGGGGTTAACCAGTGACCCGCAATTCCAGACTGGCCGTCAGGAGTTGATTAATAACGGTCTGTCTGAATGGCGAAATAATGAGGCCAACAAACCTAAGGCGAAAGGGGTTAAAACCGAAGGCGAAAAAACAGAGGATGTCTATAAGCGCCTTATTAAGCAACAAAAAGAGCAGATCGCGTTACAGGGTCAGAATACCGAGCTGGCGAAGATTAAATATCAGGTTAGCCAGGGCGAACTTGCTTCACTTACCGAGGCTCAGAAAAAGACTGTATTACAAAATGCCGCACTAATTGACCAGGTCAAATTGCGTGAGCAATTACGAAATTACGAAGCAAACCTTGCTGACAATAACGCCAGCGCCCGCGCAGCCAATGATGCACAGCTTCTTGGTTACGGGCAGGGCAGCCGATTTCGCGAGAGGCTTCAGGAGCAATTCAACTTACGTAAGGAGTTTGAGCAAAAGAATAACGATCTTCTCCGCCAGCGACAGGCTGGCGAAATTGATGAGGCATTCTATCAACAAGGGCTGGCGCTTAATAAGCGCTACCTGGAAGAGCGACTTAGTGATCAGAATGGGTATTACGCCGCTTCTGATGCCCAGCGCGGTGACTGGATGACAGGCATGTCCGAAGGTTATGCAAACTGGGTGGATGAGGCGACAGATTATTCCTCCATGGCCGCTGACGGTATGAAGCAGGCGATAGGTGGTGCCGTCACTACGATTACCGATATGCTCAATGGTAACGTCGATAGCTGGAAGGACTGGGGCGTCAGTGTTCTTAAGATAATCCAGAACGTCCTTGTAAATATGATGGTGGCGAATGCGGCCAGTTCTATCGGATCCCTATTCAGTTTCGGCGCTTCTTCTGCGGTAACTGCCAGCAGTGGCGCAGCTATTCAGAATGCCGGTGCGAACTTCACTTTCAACGCTAAAGGCGGAGTTTACGACTCACCTTCGCTCAGTGCATTCAGCAACAGCATTGTCGATACACCGACATTCTTCGCCTTTGCAAAAGGAGCTGGCGTTATGGGCGAGGCGGGGCCGGAGGCGATCATGCCGCTGACCCGCGCTGCTGATGGGTCGCTGGGCGTACGTGCTGTGAGAAATGGCGGCGTAACACCTGGCGGCGGTGGTGCGCCGCAGGTCAATATCCATATCGATGGAAACGGCAATACCCAGACCCAGGCGAGCGGGGGTTATGAACAGTTCGGGCGTGAAGTGGGCAACTTTGTCGATCGGCGTTACCGCGAGCTGATTGGCCGTGATATGTCCCCGGGTGGCGCGCTCTGGAATCTGGCAAAAGGAGGTCGCTGATGGCTCTTGAAACGTTCAGCTGGTGTCCACGAATCAATGCGGAACAGGAGGTAAATTTTCGCCGTCGTACCGCGCAGTTTGGAGATGGGTACCAGCAGGTGTCCGGGGACGGGATTAATCCCCGGTCGCAAAAGTGGAATCTTCAGTTCACCGGTACCGAAGCGTATATCGCGGCGATTAAAGCCTTTCTCGATCGCCATCAGGGTGTGAAGGCATTTCAGTGGCACCCGCCACTTGAGCCAGTGGGGTTATATCGTTGCGACACCTACACTCCGACTTCGCTGGGCGCCGGACTCTTCAACCTTTCCGCAACTTTTGAGCAGGCTTATAAACCATGAGCTTAAACAGTGATTACCAGAAACTTGAGCCGGGCAATGAGGTCCGGCTTTTTTCTGTAGATGGCACGGCGTTCGGCACCGGAGAAGTGCTGCGTTTCCACAGCTACAACGTTCCGCATACAGAAGCAGAGATTGTGACCGCTGGTGGTGATGAATCGAAACTACCCGCCAAAAGCATCTGGTGGCAGGGGCAGGAATACAAAGCATGGCCGTGCCAGATTGACGGGGTCGAAGCGTCAACCAGCGGCAGCAGCGCACAACCGAAATTATCGGTCGCTAACCTGGACGGCTCTGTCACCGCACTATGCCTGGCGTATGACGACCTGCTTCAGGCTAAAGTGACGATTCACGACACACTGGCCCATTACCTTGATGCACGTAATTTCGCCGGAGGAAACCCGGCGGCAGACGCTACTCAGGAAAAGCTGCAGGTCTGGTATATCGACGCAAAAACGTCTGAAACAAACGAAGTGGTGGAGTTCGCATTATCCAGCCCGATGGATCTGCAGGGCCTGATGATACCGACACGCCAGCTCCATTCTCTTTGCACCTGGTGCATTCGTAATAAATACCGTACCGGTGATGGTTGCGATTACGCCGGGTCCCGCTATTTCGATAAAAACAACAATCCGGTCAGTGATCCTTCTCTGGACGAATGCAACGGCACTCTGTCTGCCTGCAAACTTCGGTTCGGTGAAAATAACGAACTCTCATTCGGCGGCTTCCCGGGCACCTCTTTGATCAGGAGTTAACATGCGTAAAAAGACTGTCACGGCCATCATGGCGCACGCTGCGGAAGAATATCCGCGCGAGTGCTGCGGCGTGGTAGCGCAGAAGAGCAGGGTAGAGCGATATTTTCCCTGCCGTAATCTGGCCACGGCTCCAGAGGACAATTTTGTCCTTTGCCCGGAAGACTACGCCGCCGCCGAAGAATGGGGGCCGGTGACCGCCATCGTTCACAGCCACCCCGATGCAACCACCCAGCCGAGCGAAACGGATAAAGCCCAGTGTGACCTGAACGGGCTGCCCTGGCATATCGTCAACTGGCCGGAAGGTGACTTACGGACCATCATGCCCCGGGGTGAGATCCCGCTCATTGAGCGGCCTTTTGTTCTGGGCGTGTACGATTGCTGGGGTCTGGTGATGAGCTATTTCCGGCAGACGCACGGCATCGAGCTGCATGACTACAGGGTGAATTATCCCTGGTGGGAGGACGAGTACGCGGATAACTTCTACCAGGAATGCTGGTATGAATGCGGATTCCGTGAGTTCGACGGACCACCACAGCCTGGTGATATGGTGATCATGCAGGTTCAGGCTAATAAGTGGAATCACGCAGGCATCCTGCTGGAAGGTAATATGCTATTGCACCATCTGTACGGCCACCTGAGCCAGCGTGTGCCCTATGGCGGTTACTGGCAGGAAAGGACGATGAAGGTTCTACGGTACAAGTCTCTATGCTAACCTCTGATAAATTTCAAAGGAGCATGAAAATGAAAAAGTTATTCCTGATGCTTGTTGTGGGGTTAGCAGGCTGCTCTGTGAATTCGCTTGAATCTCAAAAGCCTATTTTTTCTGAGCATACTTCGAAGAGCGCCGATCAGGTTAACAGATGCCTGGCTCCGAAGTGGGTGGAGCTTCGTTCATCAAGTGCCAGCATTCCAACTGAGTTAGGTTACAAAATAACAGCCTCAGACGATATTTTTGGGGCACTTTCGGTAGTCAATATTGATAAATCAGAATCTGGCGGGAGCGATGTTAAGGTATATGCCGTCGCAAAAGGATGGAACGATCACTGGGCCACTGCTGCCAGATCATGTCTTTAATAAAATGAAAATAAGTTAAGCCACCTTCGGGTGGCTTTTTTTATGGAGAAAGAAAATGTCTGAGGTGATGACTAGAATTGAACTCGGCGGAATATTGGGAAAAACATATGGGAAGGTTCACCATCGCTTAATACGTACAACAGCAGAGGCAATAAATTCTCTTACCAAAACAATTGAGGGGATCGAAAAGTTTTTAATTACCAGTAAAGCTCGGGGGCTTACGTACGCGGTTTTTAAAGATAAGAAAAATATCGGACAAGACGACTTTGGCTTTCCGGTGACCGGTGAGGTTATTCGAATTGTGCCTGTAATCATCGGCAGCAAAAAAGCTGGTGTACTCCAAACTATCCTCGGCGCAGTGCTCGTAGTTGTTGGCGTAGCGGTTGGTTATCTTTCCGGCGGAACGCTCTCAGCAGTGGGCTACGGTGCCGCAAAATTAGGTGCAGCCATGATGCTCGGTGGAGTAGTCCAGATGCTTTCCCCTCAACCAACTGGCCTTGCCAGCAAACAAGATGTCGATAACCGCGCCTCCTATGCGTTCGGCGGCGTAACGAACACCGCAGCGCAGGGTTATCCGGTTCCCCTGCTTTACGGACGTCGACGCATCGGCGGCGCGATCATCTCCGCAGGCATTTACGTCGAAGATCAGCAGTAACAATAATCCTTTCATTCAGGCCACCTCAGGGTGGCTTTTTTTATGGGCGCATTATGGTAAACGCAACCGCTATCAGGGGCCGCAAAGGCGGTGGCTCTAAATCACGCACACCCACCGAACAACCCGATGATCTCCAGTCTGTAGCGAAGGCCAAAATTCTGATAGCTCTGGGTGAGGGAGAGTTCTCCGGCCAGCTCACCGGTAAAAATATTTATCTGGATGGTACCGCGCTGGAGAACGCAGACGGATCGCCAAACTTTAGCGGGGTGGTGTGGGAGTTTCGCCCGGGTAACCAGGCACAGAGCTATATCCAGGGCATACCGGGTACAGAAAACGAAATCACCGTCGGTACCGAAGTATCAACCGCCACAGCCTGGACGCGCACGTTTACCAATGCCCAGCTCTCGGCTGTTCGTCTTCGCCTGAAATGGCCCTCGCTGTTCAAACAGGAGAACGACGGCGATCTGGTCGGTAACTCTGTTAACTATGCGATTGACCTCCAGACCGACGGCGGAGCCTGGCAGACGGTGCTGAATACCAGCGTGACCGGTAAAACCACATCCGGCTATGAGCGCAGCCACCGTATCGATCTGCCTCAGGCGGGCAGCACCTGGACTATTCGCCTGCGCAAGCTGACCGCTGATGCAAACAGCGCGAAGATCGGCGACACGATGACCCTTCAGAGCTTCACCGAGGTGATCGACGCCAAACTGCGCTACCCCAACACAGCCCTGCTGTATATCGAATTCGATTCAAGCCAGTTTAACGGCTCTATCCCGCAGATCTCCTGTGAGCCGCGCGGGCGTGTGATCCGCGTACCTGATACCTACAACCCGGAAACCCGCACCTACACCGGCACCTGGACTGGTGCGTTTAAGTGGGCGTGGACCGATAACCCGGCGTGGATTTTTTACGACCTGGTTGTATCCGACCGGTTCGGCCTGGGGCATCGGCTCACGGCGGCGAATATCGACAAATGGATGCTGTACCAGGTGGCCCAGTATTGCGATCAGCCGGTACCGGACGGTAAGGGCGGTAGCGGTACCGAGCCGCGGTACATCTGCAACGTGTACATTCAGGACCGGAACGACGCCTATACCGTTCTTCGTGACTTTGCGGCCATATTCCGGGGCATGACGTACTGGGGCGGCGATCAGATCGTGGCCCTGGCAGATATGCCCCGGGATGTGGATTACAGCTACACCCGCGCCAACGTCATTGAAGGCCGCTTTACCTACGCCAGCAGCACCACGAAAACGCGCTATACCACAGCGCTGGTGTCCTGGTCCGATCCCGCTAACGCCTACGCTGACGCGATGGAACCTGTGTTTGAGCAGGCGCTGGTGGCGCGCTACGGATTTAATCAGCTGGAAATGACGGCCATCGGCTGCACCCGGCAGTCAGAGGCGAACCGTAAAGGCCGCTGGGGCATTCTCACCAACAACAAGGATCGCATTGTATCGTTTGACGTTGGTCTGGATGGAAACATACCTCAGCCCGGGTACATCATCGCCGTCGCTGATGAAATGCTGTCAGGCAAGGTCACCGGCGGGCGAATCAGCGCGGTGAATGGCCGGGTGATCACACTGGACCGTGCACCGGATGCCACTGCAGGGAATCGCCTGATTCTGAACCTGCCTTCCGGGGCATCCCAGAGCCGTACCATTCAGGCGGTAAACGGCAAGGCCGTAACGGTCAGCACGGCATACAGCGAAACGCCGCAGGCCGAAAGCGTCTGGGTAGTGGAATCTGACGAACTATACGCCCAGCAGTACCGGGTTATAAGCGTCAAAGATAATAACGATGGCACATTCTCGATTGCCGGAGCATGGCATGATCCAGACAAGTATGCCCGCATTGATACTGGCGCCATCATTGACCAGCGTCCGGTAAGCATGATCCCTCCCGGTAACCAGTTTGCTCCGGGAAACATTGTCATCAGCTCCTACTCGATGGTAAATCAGGGGATCAGCATCGAAACCATGCGCGCCAGCTGGGACCCGGCACCGAACGCCATTGCCTATGAGGCTCAGTGGCGCCGCAATGACGGAAACTGGGTAAACGTACCGCGCAGCTCCACCACCTCGTTTGAGGTGGCTGCCATTTATGCCGGTCACTATCTGGTGCGCGTCCGGGCCATCAATGCAGCCGAGATTTCCTCGAGCTGGGCCACATCGCTGGAAGTCACGTTAACAGGTAAAACAGGAGCGCCACCGGTACCCGTTAACTTTCGGACCACGCCATTACTCTGGGGCGTACAGCTGGACTGGGATTTTCCTGCGAATACAGCGGATACCCTGCAGACGGAGATTCAGTATTCCACGGATGCAGCTGGCACGAATGCGATGTTGCTTACGGATGTGCCTTATCCGCAACACATGTATCAGCAGCTGGGCCTGAAAGCCGGGGTGGGATTCTGGTACCGCGCGCGCCTTATCGACCGTACCGGTAACCAGTCAGCCTGGACTGACTTCATCCAGGGCAGCAGCAGCTCGGTTGCAGCTGATTACCTGGTGGATATCGACAACCAGATCAAACAGACAGACGCGTATAAGGAACTCACCGCGGATATCGCCGATCTCAGCGACGATATTCAGTCAGCGCGCGACGACATCAGCAAAGTTACGACAGAGTCGGCGGCAACCAAAGCAGGCCTGGCACAGGAGGTCACGGACCGTAAGAAAGCCATCACCGACGAGGCAACGGCGCGCGCCCAGGCGCTGCTGACCGAGAAGAACGAGCGCGTTGCGGATATCAGCAACGTCAATCAGACGATCCAGACCACCACCGAGTCACTGGCGCAGCAGATTGGGCAGATTTCTGCTGGCACCGGTTCGCAGTTCGACCCGGCCAAAATCTGGTACTTCGATTCGACAGTAGAGGGCTGGACCGGGAACGGGACCCCGACGATTGTTGACGGGTGGATCCGCCCGGCGAACCATGCCACCGATCCGTGGGTGCAGTCTCCCGGTTCACTGGGTGTTAACTCCTCGTCCTATCGCTTCGTTAAATTGCGTATCAGGAAGTTCGGGGCGCCGGGCTGGGCTGGGCAGCTGCGGTGGCGGGGTACCGGTGGCTTCAACGACACCAATATGGTCACCGTCGCCGAGCCTGCTTATGACGCGAACGGGATCGCCACGCTGGAGTTCGACAATATCCCCTGGCTGACTGAAGCCACGATGAATCAGTTCAGGCTGGATCTGTCCACTAAGCAGGATGCGACGAACTACTACCTGATTGACTGGGTGGCGCTCGGGCGGCCTACGCCCGGTGCAGGTATGGCGGCGCTGCAGCAGGAAACGACAGCACGTGTCGCTGGCGACCAGGCGGAGTCCACAGCGCGCGAGACGCTGGCGACGCAGATCCGGGGCGGCTATACCGGTGACGATCCGTCAAAGCTGGCATCGGGTCTGCTGTACACCGAACGCCAGGCGCGCATCACGGCACAGGAAGCGGAGGTGACGGCCCGGACGGCGCTTGAATCGACCGTTAATGCCAACAAAGCCAGCGTGACGCAGGAGCTGGCAACGCTGACGACTGAGCAGGAGGCGCAGGCTACAACGCTGTCGGGCCTGCAGACCACCGTCGGGAAAAATACCGGCGATATCACGCGCATCGATAAAGTCGTTGCCGATAACAACAAAGCGCAGACTACCGCGCTGGCTGCGGTTAAGGCGACAACTGACAAGAACACGGCGGACATCAGCACGGAAACCACGGCCCGTACGGATGGAGACTCCGCGCTGGGGCGTCGTATCGACAGCCTGAAAGTGGATGTGGACGGTAACACGGCCAGCCGCGACGCCGGTATCGTCGGCAACGTCACCAATGCGCTCGCCAACTTCATGGCGTTCTCGGATCAGCGCGTCACGTTTGCCGTTGGCGAAACGAAAACGATGGCCGAGATCACCGAAGCCCGGAAGACCGCAGCTGATGCTACCAGTGCCCTGGCGGAGCAGGTCACTACGCTTAAGGCGACTGTTGAAACCAATTCACAGACCACCACTGCAGCCATTACGCGCATCGACAAAGCTGCAGCAGACCTGAAGAGCGCCACGGCTAGCAGCATTCAGGAGGTAAAGGCTGAAATTAGCGATACCAACGCAGCAGTGCAGACAACCAGCGAGGCGGTTGCTGATATCAACGGTAAGCTGAGCGCGCAGTGGGGCGTAAAAGTCCAGGTGGAGGCGAACGGTGTTAAACGCATCGCGGGTATCCAGCTGGGCATTGACGGCACAGGGGCATCAAACTTCCTGATTTCTGCCGACACGTTCGCGGTTTATAACCCGACGACGAACGGGCAGGAGCTGGTGTTTGCTTCGACCGGCGGCCAGATGTTCATGCGTTCGGTGTTCATCCAGGACGGTTCTATCGACAACGGCAAGATCGGGAATTACATCCAGTCCAGCAACTGGGACGGGACCGGCAATGTCGGCTGGCATATCAATAAATCCGGGTATGCCACGTTTAATGGCGTGACGGTTCGCGGGACGATTTATGCCACCAACGGAGAGTTCCGGGGTACGGTTTACGCTACAGATGGAGACTTCAAGGGCACAGTTTACGCGAACAAAATCGTAGGCGATGTCGTTAATATGTTCTCGTTCCCGGGTGGCAGGTATCGGGGGGATCCTGGCAAACAACAGGATTTCTATCGACAGGTTACCTGGGCGGGTGGTGTTCCATATGATGTCACTATCGCTGTACCGACATTTGTCGTATGGAATGAAAGTGATAGTTATAACGCTGCCATGGAAGCCTACGTCAATATAAACGGACGTAATATTACAGTCGCGCCTCTTGGGTTAAGGCTGTCGTATGCCGGGCCTAACAACACTCAACGCCAGGTAAACTGTTATGTACCTGTTACGGCTAGTCTGGATATTCCTGCAAATTCAGGGCCTGTAGCTATACGTGTTGGCCTGAGAGGAATAGCTAATGGCGAGGCTTATATGGACATGCAGCCATCAATGGTATTAATCACTAAAAGAAATACCCCAAACTTTTCTGGTTACTCCGGTAATTGATACGAATCCCACCCTTATAACCCAGCTCCGGCTGGGTTTTTCATTTTAAGGACATCACGAATGGCCACACTTGATGACGATTTAGCGAAAGCCGTCACGGAAGGTTTTCGCCAGGCGCAAATTGATATCGTCAATCAGGACCTGATTTTATCGGGTACCGGTGACGTCACAGTAACCCTGGCTGACGGCTCGAAAAAGACAGGCCCCAGCTGGTCGAAGTTGAGCGCTCAGGCGATGGCGGCAGGAGATAGCGCCGCCGCTGCCAAAGTTTCAGAGAAGAACGCAAAAACCTCTGAGACGAATGCGAACTCATCAAAGACCGCAGCAGCAAGCAGCGCTTCAGCAGCCAAGACCAGCGAAACGAATGCCAAAACCTCCGAGACGAACGCAAAAACGTCTGAGACGAATGCCAAAACTTCGGAGAACAACGCGGCCGCCAGCGCCAGCAGTGCCGCAGCATCACTGGCGGCCGCGCAGAAACTTACGTCTGTACCCTATGATGCAGCGCCGTTTCCTGATGTCTGGTTGCCGCTGAATGATGACATGCGCCTGCTGGCGGGTTCCGCGCCTTATGACCGGCTGACGATTTCTGGACAGATTCTGGAGTTGCCGACAAAATCAGGAACCATTATCCGCACAACCACAGGAACTTATTTCGATAAAGCAGGGTCGATGAGGTTAGCCGATATTAACGAGCCTCGTTTCGAGAAAGAGGGGCTTTTAATTGAGCCTCAGATTACAAACCTGTATACGTATTCAGAGCAGTGGGGTGCAGGTTCACGAGTTACCACAACGAATAATAGCGGCGACTCGCCTCGTGGCGATAAAACGATGGCGCTTATAGTTGAGGATACTGCGAGTTCTGAACACTATACGCAAGACCGTAACATCACTTTAACTGCCGGAACGATTTACTGTTATTCGGTATTTGTTAAAGCTCATACAAACTCTCGTCTTTTATATTTACGCGTCGCAACGGGAACGACATCGGGCGTATTCTTTGACCCGGTTGCAGGAGCTTTCGTTGGTGGCGCTGTCGGTGCTCAATACCTTGATCGTGGTTTTGAAGATCTCGGAAATGGTCTTTACCGTGTCTGGATGGCAGTTACAGCCGGGGCTACTCAGAGTAGCGTTTTCCGTCTGCAACTAGCGAAAGACGGTGTAACCGCAAGCTATGTCGGTGATGGTGTCTCTGGTTTATATGTCTGGGGGGCACAGGTAGAAGATAGCCCTTTCCCTACATCGTACATCCCAACGACAGCGGCCACGGTTACGCGTGGGGCTGATTACTGGCAAATCCCGAAAGAAAACTGTGGATATAATTCTCTGGCAAATCTATTTAATCGGACTTTGGCATTTGAGTTTTTCCCTAAGTATTTCCAGGATGCCGCTGGTTATATTGAAATCGTTAAGGTTCAAGGCCCGAGTAATGATATTGCTTGCCGATGGGTTAATGACAATACATTAAAAGCATATCGCAGCAGCGGTGCTATAAGTGTGCCTTGTAAAAAAGGCGAAAGCGGGGTGTTCGTACACGCAATCGAAGGTAACAAAGTATCAACGTTCTACGGGGGTAATACTTCTTCCGCTGATAACGTACAGCCTAACGGCACAACGCAATCCGTTTCTTATATAGGGAACTCAAATCAAACCACATCCGTGAGATTTGTTTATCACATTCGAAATCTGCGCATCTGGCACCGCCTGCTAACCCTTAACCAAATTAATGGACTCCGCTAATGAGAGATTTATACCTGCGCTTTAATGACGCCGACGAAATGCGCACGCAGTTAATCGCGGCGGGGTTTATGGATGATGAGGGGCAGGGTGGTTTTTATCAACCTGATATCAGCCTGGATATCGTCGGCGTTATCACTGTTCCTGCTGAAGTTATCAATCCCGGTGAAGAAAACGAAGTTATCAAGTACATCACCGAACCCGGCTATCACGTCAATTTGCGGGTCATGAATGACTCGCTCGATTTATCCGTGCTGAACGACTTTGTGGTTACACCGAAAACACCGGCTCGCGTCTGGGCGTAAGGATTTAAATCATGGCAAACAGAAAAGACAGCATTACTCTGACCACTGCGGAGATTTCGGATCTGGGCACGGCCGCCAGGAAGGATGTTGGCGCAGCGAAGGGGCAGGTTATAACGGTGGGCGATACGCTGGGAATAGGTGATCCCGTCGTTACTGTTCCGACGTCAGCTCAGGAGAAGGGCGCTCATTACGCATATTATGACGGGAACACCGGGTATGGTGGCTCAGGCGTGGAACTCAAGCACGTTCTCAGGGCTTCATCCGCTGCAACAGGCGGCCTTTCAGTAATCAGGATGATCAACTACTTCAACCGGGACAGGAAGGTTGTAGGGGTTGCATGCTTTGGTGCGTCTGAAGAGTGGAGGGTTAACTTCTATCACTCAGGGAATACGACCCAGGCTGCCGATGGAACCTTAAAAGCAGCCTCGCCAGTCATCCGCCTGTTTCATGACGGCCGCGCAGTCTGCAACGAGGAATCTGAGGGGTGCGCAGTCGAGCGACTGGGCGTCGGGGAGTATCTGATAAGCGGCTGCATAGGGCTGAATTCAGATGCGGCCTGGGGTGGGGTTGATGGTGGGTTCGATATACCCAAAGACCGTAACCGGCAACCGCTTATCTGGCTGGATTATAAAGTTAACCCGGACGGCTCAGTGCTGGTAAAAACCTTTCACCGTACCCACCCTGATGCTCCGGCGTTCGCCAGAAATGAGATCTCCGGGATTTCCGAAGGCGACCCGGTTGATATCCCGGTCGATCAGTTCGTCTCTGTCCGTGTGGAGATGCCGATGGACAGCATCTGGAATCAGCGCCAGTTGGAGGCCGCGGCTGCTATGGCTGAAACAGTCCCAGAAGAACAGCCGGATGTTCAGCCATAATTATCATCAGCTGTCTCAGCGAACAACTCAGGATAGAAAAAAAAGCCCGCACGGGAGCGGACATAACACCCTTAGTTTTGTTATCAATCCCGCGCTCATGACGCAGGTCGTTAACATATCGGCAGCATCAGCCATTACTTTAGGTAGGGAGTATTAGCGCTTCGTTTAAAATCATCTAAAATTAATAGAGGTGAATCCCCCTGTGCGGCGGGGCAATCCAGTTAACTGCTAAGTGCAGATATGCTTGCGGCTCGTATTACTGGTAACGAGTCACCGGGAGGCACCCGGCACCTGCATTTTACAAACTAAAGTCTTTTTTGCTCTAATATGCCTGCATATGAACGGGCATTTTTCTGTCAGTCGAGACTGACTCCCCGCTTAAGAACAACAGCAGAAATTTACTACGTCGGCATAGCACATAATGAAAATCACAGGGTATATAATTACGGAAATTCAGACCGAATAATCTTTGCGGAAAATGGTAAAAGGAGGTTCTCGTGATAATAGGTATATTCTTAGTTGTTTTACTTCTTTTCGTCATATCAGCTCTTATCTGTGTATTAAAAGAGCTGTTAGGTATCTGGTGCAACGCTGGGGATGTTTAAATGTTATCAGATACTTTCAGCAGTGCCTGAGTTATGGTCGTCTGACTGCTTTCAGTGCCGAAATTGGATGTTTTAAACACGTCTTGTGTAAGTCGTACTCGCTAAGGCTGTGAATTGTTAACTATTTCTCGTTTGATCATATCAAAGCGGTGTATGTTTTAGGTTCAGCCAACGCTCCGGAGGCGTCATACCTGCCATGAAATTCAGTTGCCCTGTCTGCAAAAGTAATCGGTTCTTTTTCACCTCCTTCGATCCCGTACAAAATGTGCCGCACGGTGCATTATGTTCTGTATGCGGAACCCGACTTACTACCCGGTCCATGCTGCCAACCCCGCGCAAAAGGCGCTGGCCTAAACAAGTGGTTTAGAATTTCTGTGAAACTAAGCTGACCATCTTAATCGTCCCAAGGTTTACTATGGCCTATGCAATTCAGGACGAATAGGCAGATATTCAGCAGTAATTATCAATAGGCACAGCCTCCTTGCCCTGGACTCTCTTTAAAACTACTGTATGAATGCACAGTAATAATAAAAGAGAGGTCACCATGCCCCGCAAATCAGACATTAACGCGGCTTTTACCGCGGCCATACAGCTAAACCCGAAAGGGTATCAGTGCCTTCACACGAATGACTTCATCCGGGAGTTGCGCGCCAGGAACTGGCATTTCACCCAGGCTGATGCGAATGAATGGATTGAGCAGTACCAGACTTGCTTCGTAGACAAGACGCCGGACGGTAGCCAGAACCGCCTATGGATGCTGCGCAATATGGGGAGGGTTCTGTAATGGGATTCCCTTCACCTGCCAGCGACTATATAGAGACCAGGCTCACTCCAGAAAGGATTTGCGGCGTAGGCATTGATACCCGCATCCTGGAAACGTCATCCGGGTTTGCGGTGATCGAGCCGGTCACTCGACTGGTGCAGGGGCAGGTTCTGCTGATCCTTAGTGGCGGTCAGACTCAATTTGCACGGTTTCTGGGAAAAGCATTAATCACAGAGGACGGCGAGGCGATAGAAGGCGACGCAGCTGAAGAGGTCGAAGTCCTGGGCAGGGTGACTTTCTTTATCAACAGCACAGGCGCGGATGATAGGCCGGTGTAAAAATCCCATAAAAAAGCCCGCATCAGCGGGCTTCTTATCACTCGGGAGCCGCGGCTCCTTTGCGTATCCTTTTTTGTCCCCTCACCGTCTGGTCGGTGTCCTGCTGAGACTGCTAACTTCCTGTTATTGCTAGTGATGTCCTATCACTGTCCAATCATGATTGGTGGAGCTGGCGGGAGTCGAACCCGCCGCCTCTGTGTTGATCCAGAAATGACTACTGGAAGAAACTTTCCCATTCGTCAACCCAGCCTTGAACCACCTGGTGCATGCTGGCGCGACCGTATGTGAAAGAGGCAAAGTCTGGTTGCTGACGCATGTAGGCCTGGAAAAGAAGGCCTTTAGCTGGGTTGTTTTCGTGCCGCCCATCCCATTGGAGGTATAGGTCCCTACATCTGATTTTGGTTTCTTCTTTAGTCAT